TTCTGGGAACCAGTCAAGCCATGTTTTAATAGTTGTAGTTCGTAGCTGTGGGTTTGTGTTCCGTATAATAGCCCATCGAGACTTTCGGATTCCGTCTGGGCCTTTCTTTTGCTCAAGCGACCTGCGAAAAACTTCAATACAGCATCCAACACTTTTACCACTCCCTACTGGGCCACGAATCCCACGAAAGAACGTACTGTCTTTCATAAATGCTTTTAGCACATCACCGTCTGGTTTGTACTTTAACTCAGTCACCGCAACCCCGCGTCTGTACCTTGTTTAATAATACGCTCTGCAATCTCTGGCCCAATTGCATCTATCATCTGATCTAGCATGTAATTGGTTACAAACATTTTGCCATGCTTCTGGTCAAAGAATTTAAAATGCTCCTTCTTCACTATATTGCGTAGAAGGTTTAGCTCTTCTTGCTTTAGTGAATTAGTAAAGCTCATTTTGCTACCTTCTTCTTTGGAGCCGCCTTTTTCTTTACAGGCTTCTTAACTGGCTCTGGGCCTTCGATAAGCTTAGAAGATTGAGCGGTTCGTGTTGCACCAGTCCATGTCCAACCAGCAAATTCGTGCGTGGGGCCAGTCCAGAGTTCATTCGTATTCTTAAGATACCAAGCCATTATGTTCTATACTTCCTTACTTTCCTAGCAATCGCTTTCGGTTGAGCCACAAACTGCTTGCCCTTCGCCTTGCCCTCTCGTTTAGCTCGGGTTGTAGCTGCATATTCAGAATCACTAAGAGCAGCAATAGCCGCAGAAGGTAAGTAGCGTTCACCAGTTTCGCTAGACTTCTTGCCACTCTTGGTACGCCACTTTTGCTTTCCCCAGTTGAGTAGAGATTTTTGCGGAGCTTTCATCTGCTTCCCTCTGCTTCCTTAGTATAGCGTTCAGTGTGCCGCGATCTTCGTAGCTCATTACATTTGTTTCTTCTTTAGAAGTGACATACGACCACGCGCTGTTTCGTCAGGTGACTTAATGCTGCCACCACCGCCGCCGCGACCAACCATTTGACTGGCTTTAAGTTTATACGGCTTTCCAGATTGCTGGTTCTTTTTTTCAGCAAAGGCTGCGTCAAGTTGACGAGCTAGCTTTGCGGTTGTCCGATCCATCTTTTTTGTTTTTAGCTTATCTTTCGAATCATCAAATCGTGATTCACTCACTAAACCGCCGCGATCTAAAGTTCTATTAAATGATCTTTGCTGCGCTTCATCTAGCTTGCTGCTCCATCGGCGCAAAAGACTTGCAATCTTTTTATCAATCTTTGATTTTGGTTCGGCCATTATCGGTATCCTCCACCTTTAGCTTTGTATTCCTTCGCAAGTAACTGCGCTTTACGAGCCGACCACTGACCAGCAGCCGTTCCGTGAGTCGCCTTGGCCTTAATCTTCTTAAACAAGCTCTTGCGCATCTTTGCTTTTGTATAATTACCCGCAGCGTTTACCGTACTCATGGCTCTTGAGTCTCCTTGTCAGGCATGTCAGCTAACATCTGACCTAGCTTTTCGTAACGCTTCATCATCTTCTTACGTTCCGCGTCTTTAAGCTTAGAAGAAACAGTAGATTTAGGTGTCTTTTGCTTGCTAAGAAGATTAACCAAAGACTTCTTTACACCAGTTGCCGCAGGGTCAACGTCAATCTTTAGCTTCTTTGCTAAATCATCAAACTCTTTCTGAAGTGCTTCACGATCAGCCATTAGTCACCTGTCTTCAACAAAGATTTCTTTTTACCCTTGTATCCCTTCTTGATAGGAAACGCAGACATATCTTCTGTGCCAAACTTCTTATCTAGCTTATTTCCTAGACGCTTTGCCGCAACAGCAGTGCCAATCGTCCCAGTGGCAAGCAAAGAAAGAATCTTATAAACGCCCTTGGGTAATTTTGTTTCTTCAGCCATTTGATTTCTCCATATTCAACAAAGAACGTTTCTTCTTAACGCCCTTGTATGCTGGCCCCTTACGGTCAACCTTCTCTTTAACCTCAGACATACGCAAAGAAGGAAGCTCACCAAAAGAAGGTTTCATCTCTGCATAAAACTCATCAGCACTCTTGGCTGGCTCTGGCTTACCACCACCACCGAAACACATACCCTAATCCTTCTTCTTGTGACGCTTGGCAAAGTTACGAGCAGCCTCAACACTGCCAAACCCCCAAGCCTTCAATGCTAAAGCCTTACGAGTAGGACGACCCTTCTCATCCTTCATCGGCCCCTTCACACCAGAAAACCGAGCAGCAAACGAAACCTTGCGACGAAATGCCTTCGTGTCCTTTGGAGGAGTCTTCTTAACAGGCGGCTTAAGATTTGCACCTTCAGTCCGCTTAAAATATTCACGACCTTCAGGGTTTAGGCCACCACTAGGACTCTGATACTTCTTCGCTACCATATCCGTTACTCTTCAAAGCCTTCTTCGCAGCCGCATTCGAACGAATACGAGCTGGCGTTGCTTCTGCTGGTTTCTTCTTACTCATTTGTCACCTTTAACATGATCGAACCTTTTTTGCAAAAAATAAGAGTGAGGGACTATTACAGTGACAGTGGCTTCCGTTTTTGACCCCCACCCCCCTGTGTGAACCAGTGACAATCGATTAACCTAGATCGATGCTAACCTTGATGTCACCAGCTACTTGTACCTGCGAGCGATCTATCGGTTTGAATCCAGCACGATCAAGGATATCCTTGGATGCCTCTAACTGAACATACTCACTCTTGGCACCCGAAGCGAGCTTTAACACCTTAGCAGCAGCGACTGTAGCATTCATCCCGAGCTGTTCACCTATCCGTTCCATCATGTACTGTTGCACATGTGGTTGGCGTAAAGCCTTGTGGGCACTCACTCTTCCGCTGTCGCCCTCAGCGTAACCTGCTTCTTTAGCGGCTTGAGTGACACTACAACCTAAGGCTACAAGTGTATCTACCAAAGCTGTCTGTTTGTCAGTCAATTTCTTATTAAGAACGGTGTTCATTGTATCCTCTCGTTAGCCCCCCTCTCCCTCTCTCCCCCCACAATAGCCCGATTGACTGACACCTTGTCAAGATGTGACGCTACGTCACTTGTGCCTAAGGTCTGTGCTTGGCACCATATGTAGTATTGACATGGCATCCGAGCGGGCTGTCGTGAACCAGTACCCTTGGTACTGGCCCTACGGGCTTCCATCCCTGATGCGGTTGTCGAATCAGTCCGAGGGGATACGCACGTGCAGCTGCGCGTTTGCGTTCCCCTCAACAGATTCGCCAAGTCACAGTGGCCGCTGTCCACGGCCTAGTTCCAGTCGCACACTGGAGTGCAACACCAAGCAGAGGCACATGCCCATCGAGGGCATGCGACTCTGGCAGACGGACGCCGCTCCCGCTTTTGGCGTCCTAAACCCACACGCGGGTGCGGGTTTACCTGCGGTCAGCTATCGCGTGAGTTTATCAACGGCAGGTTCGACCCGCGTAAGGGGAGGACATGGCGGTGAATAATAATATTGATAGACCCACGCAAACCACGCAGCAAGAGTCCAAACGCTATTGTGTCACGCGCAGCGTGACGCTCTTTAGTTTATTCAGACTCTTGGATGCGCGGTTTCCTGTCCTTCGGCTGAAACACTTCGTGATCGTAGATCACCAAGTGTGTCAGGGTCTATCAATATTACCTGCCTTAGTGATGTTCGGGAACCGTTCAAAATTATCATGAAAGGAATGAACAATGAGTGAAGATATTGATTGGGTAGAGATAGAAGCAACGCAACTTACAATACCTGCCTTCACATTCTTTTGCGACTGCTGGATGCAGAAGCAAGAGGATGATGAAGATACAATAGAATTTTGAAAGAACCGCTGCCAACTGATCGGTCAGAAGCAAGGCAACCTCGGCAGAGCCGAGGCGCAAGCGACCTTGCGTCTGTCCGATGCAGTCGGACGGACGCGAAGGTGTCGAAAGACAATAATAGTAACTTATCAAATATGGAGAACACAATGGATAAGAAACAAGCGAAACTAATCAACTCAACACTTCAGTCTGCTTACACAGGTGAGGACAACGTAGC